TATTCCAAGTCATCGCTGATCACCAGAAAGTCATCCATATATCTGAGATATAGTTTTGCGTGCAGTTGCTCTTTCATATAGTGGTCAAACCCATCCAGTACAGAGATGCCCGCTATTTGGATAAGCTGACTGCCGGGATTATATCCGTAATCGCCATCATATTGGTTTTGCAGGATAGTAATAACCATATCTGCAACCTCGTCTGGTAGTTTCTTGCGAAATAATCCTTCTGTTACAGCATGGCTCATGTTTGGGTAATACCCGTGTATGTCGAATTGCGCAACATATCCAATGTTGCCATGCTTTCTGTAGTGTCTTCTCAGGAACTCTTTAAGCCGATTCCTTGCGGCATCCGTTCCTTTACCCTTCTGACAAGCATAGTTGTCTAAAATAAATGATCGGCTCATTATCGGATAGACTGCATTATCATTCAGGCTTCGCTGATATATGCGATCTCTGAATGTTATACTGGCTATTTCCCGTGGCTTTGGAGATGTTATTCTGAAATTGACAGTACGGGCGGCTTTATACGTCCTGTCATGTAGCTGACGCTCAAGATTCATTGTTCTTTCTATGCCGTTAAGCACATACCCTGCCGTACTATCTTTCCACATAACTCCCTTTTTGCACTTCATCATGCTTTCATATAATGCATCGAATCCGATAACGTCCTCAATATTAAAAAGTGATCCCATGTTTATAGTAAAGCTGGCTCCTTAATCAAAGTCATTTACATCATGAGACTATTGTTCGGTCTATCTGACCGGGGATTCGGCTCCTTGCGTCAATGCTTCGGTGTTCTGATGTTACGCACCAGACTTACAACCTATATCGGCACAATCCGGGCAGCCCCGATTCGCGTTCGTGGCGTTGTTGTTGTTGGCGTTGCCCGTGGAGTTGACGTTCCACGTGTTGTTGGCGTTGCTGCGATTGGCTGAACGCAAACGGCAATTCTGAGCTTTAGCCTACGCCCCTATCCTCAAACAAGCTGGAGAATCTCTTGTAATCAGAGTTGCACCATGCTTTTATGAGTGATTTTGTCTCATTTGTCAGTCCGACCCAATACTTAACACGCTTTGATGACAGATGAAATATCGGCTTTGCCAAAAGGATCAGCTTATTCAGATCACTGCATTTCTTAACAGCTTGTTTCTGCAAGTCTATCCGATCGAGGAAGTTCTTATGATCTTTCTCAGTCTTTACAATCAGATCATTTGCATCACCAACCATTAAGTACACTTCCAAAGCGGCCTTTATGATAAGATCTGTCAGCTGTTCCTGATATTCAACTGTAAAAACCTTTTTGTTTGCGGTGATCTTTAATGTATATGTGGCAAGTTCAAAGGCTTTGGAATAAGCCTCAAGTTTGCCATGCGATCTTTCGTTTACGGGGACTGACATACCTCATGCTCCTTTATAGATGCGGGGCTTACGCCCCGCGATTAACAAGATTAAATGATGACGCAGGCCGGGCAGCCCCGAAACGCGGTCGCGGCGCTGCCGTAGTAGGCGTAGCCCGCGGAGTTGACGCTCCACGCGCTGTTGGCGCTGCTGCGACTGGCTGAACGCAAACGGCAATACTGAGCACTTGTCTTGGCGTTGAAAGCGTACCGAATATGACGGGCATTTGCATTGTCTGATCCAGTACCCTGCGGTGATGTCAGACCAAGCCGCTCTTTCCAGTAATCCCAATAGGTTCCCTCGACCCCAGCTAACTGCGGTACGATGTACTCCTGTTCCAAAGACGGAAGGAAGAATGTATCATATGTATCTTCGCTTGTTCCGATCTGGCTATCAGATGTATTGTTAAGGGCGGTTGTCACTTTTATCGGACGAACGATATTGAGGAAGGCCTCGTCAAATCCAGCCTTAAAGCCTTTCATCGTAGCAAGCTGCTGCGGAGGTCTGTCCGAATCATGCTGCGGAATCCACCATGCTCCTATGTCTGCGGCACTGTTGTAAAACTGCCTGTTAGCCGAATGCGACCACCGATTGTAGCCATATGCCGCACTTTGTAGATTTGTCATGCCGGGCGCACCGAATTTGGTTGAAGAGGAAAGGGAGCCAAGTTCAGTGCCTCCGCTTCCCTCTGCAAGCGTGAGTATCTCTAACGGCGTAATGCTTGAAGCATTTGCAAATGTATATACTCTCCATCTTGACGGCGCAATATCAGGTGCACCCCAAGTGTAGAAATCATTATTATCTTTCCCGATCACGATCTGTCCACCAGCAGGGATTTCCACTGTTGTAGTAAACTGATACACCTTCCCGGCAACGCAGTGTGTTCCCCAGTTATTAGCTATCGAGAAATGATATACACCGGGAGCCATTGTCGTTGTGCATACATATGCGGCCTGAGATGCTGAGAACTGCACTCCTTGCATAGCGTAATGGCTCTGGATCACCATGCCGGGCTTGATTTCGCCGTCTTCCTCCTCAAACTCCCCAAATGCTACGATGTCCCACGGCAGTACATAATCCGTGTCACCATCTTTATAGTTGAGGTTGATCTGATCACCAAAGCTGAAGACATTAGGTGCTTCCCCGGCTTTAACGATCTGATGTATCTCATTCAGGGTCGCTATTGGTGTGGCGTGAGACTGTGCGTCTACCAGTTCCGACAAAAGAAGGTTCTGTCTGGCAAGACCTTCCACAATAAGATGCCCTGTCTCATCAAGCATCACGGGTTTCGTTATACCACTCATCTATCATCCCTCCATAGCAATTTCGCCATAAGTTACATTCAATATTCCATCAATCACCGACAGACCTAATGCATTTAAATCGCCCTTTAAACTGGTGATTTCATCTCCAACTTTCTTGGCATCTGCCGCTTTGCCGGTCTGGGTCAGAGTATTGTCGATGATGTTTGCTACGGTCTGAGCGGCCTGTGTAGCGGATGCCGCAGCTTCATTGGCTTTAGTGCTTGCCGTGCTTGCGGATGTATTCGCATTCGTTGCCGCAGTCTGTGCCGTTTCCAGATCATCGGCTACTTCATCTTCAAATCGCTGAACAAGGGCATCTGCAATGGATTCGGTTGATGTCTCGATTTCCTGTTCGATGTCATCTGCTGTCGCAAGCCTCCGCGCATCGCCAGTACCAAATGCGATATATACGGCCTTGCCGTCTTTACCATTAGGATCGCCGCTCTGGACTACGGCAAATTCGCCGGGAACCATCTTTGATGGCGTAAAGTTATTGTATACGCCTCTCCGATTCTGTATAGCCATATCGGTTCACTCCTTTCTTATTCAATCCAGTCGGTGAATAGTCCACCGTCAATGTTATTGTGATTGGCATCTATATCATTCAGCTTGGTGATAATCTGCGCATACACAGATGGCGTAGGATCCTGACTGGACTCCAGATCATCTCCGTACCCTGACTGATAAAGACGCACTCTTGCCTTGTTTGCAGTAACCAGATCACCGCAGAATACAGATACATAAAACTCTCCGTATTCCGCGTCAAGAATCTCCCACGGCACAAGGCATGTATTATTCTCGTCCAGAATCACCTCATAGGCGGCATCTGGATTTCTGAAGATAGCTGTCGCAATTCCTTGCCATTCATCTGTGAAAAAGGTAAATTCCGCATACAAATAGTTTCTCGATTTTGCGACAGGCTTGAAATCATCTTTCCGTGAAATAAACTGATTACTCACGGAGAATTGCAATTGTGCCATGTCAACATTCCTCCATTCGGATCTTTACTGATTCGATGTTGTAATCGAACATTCCGGCAGTAAAGTTCCCGTCAAAGTCTTCCCAGTTGGTATCTTTTACTTCAGGGAGCCATCCTAAGCCAAAAGGCTTTGCCGCATATACCGCCTCATATATAGCTGTCTTGGATGCATCTGATGCGTAGTAAATCTGCAAGGCATCGATAGCATGGACATCATCTCCGGCATATCCATTCTCATAGTCATTCCAGTCATTGCCCGTGACCTTAGGAAGCCATCTGCCATTGCAATGCACCCTGTACTCCACACTTCCGACATCCACGCCAATCCTGATAGCAGTCATGGCATTCTGGCACGTTGCCGCACTTCCATCCTTGCCAGAATATGTATAGCCAAAAGCGTTTCTGCATTCGTAAGAGATATGAGGGATGACCTTCTTTTCAGGCGTAACTGGTTTTGTCTCTCCGTTAAAAGGCACGTACCATTGGTTCAGATCAACTCTGGTTGGGATGCCATTGATCATGCCGTTTGACGTATACTGCCATGCCTGATAATTGAAACCAGGATTCGGTTTGAAATTCGGCTCCGGCAGTCCGCTGTTTGTGCCATATCCGGCAATCCACCACAGTGCCTTCAGCCGCTCATACATTCCTACCAGATAGGATTTGTAATAATAAGCACCGCAGTATATTCCGGCCTTGTAACCTTTCGCATTGATCTGATCGCAGAACATCTGTGATGCAGTCTTTGCCAGATATCCAAGAGAATTTTCTTCCAGATCAAGAAACACACCGATCACTGGATTGTGCCCAGAGATCTGCCGCAACGTGTGATTGATCTCACTCTGCACCTGATTCGCATCTGCCGCATACGAATAGATGTAAACGCCATACGGAATGCCAAGCCGCTCACACTCCGATACGTTATACGCATAAGTTCCATCGTCCTGAGACGGTACGTCATCGCCATATCCCAGCCGCAGTATGGCTCCGTCTATTTTTGTTTTGGCTTTCGTCCAATCGATTCTGCCGTTATGGACAGAAACATCAACCACAAGAGTAGTAGCCATATTACTCACCTACCTTTTAAAAAGGAGCATCCGAAGATGCCCCATATCATGTCATCAGTTAGGCTCTGTATAAGTAAGTGCACGTTCGGAATCTCCAACGCCTCTCGTTGTCGGATCCGTCACAATGCCAAGAATTACCAGAACAGCAAATACTGCATTGACCACATCCAACAGCTTTGCACTCACGCCAGAGATATCAATGTCAATGCCAAAAAGTGCACCAACCGTCTGAATCAGCAAAAGAATTGCCGGGATCAGAGCCAGCCAGAATGTTTTGTTCTTAATTCTCACAGTCCAATTGATCATATTCTCACCCTCCTTCAAAAATCGATGTTCTCGATTGCCATCTTGTTCAAAAAATCCTTCTGCTCACCTTTGATCTTTTTGGCGTATTCTAAGGCCGCATGCATATCGCCATTGCAGTGAGCATCAGGGATTCGTTGCACGGCTTCCGCAACCGCTACGGATAAGGCCATGCTTGCTGATATCATGCTGATCTGATACCGCTCATACTCTTTACGTGCAGTGTCACGCCTGTCCACCTCTGCCTGTCTGTGTTCACGTTCTTTTCGGTCTTGATCCTCTCTCTTCTGGATCTTTCTTTCCAAAAGCCAAAAACAAAAACCAGTGAAAGCAGATGGAATCCCCATCATCAGAAGCAGCTGGTGCAGTGTAAGCGTCATGTCCATCGGTGCTGTCCCTCCATTTAAAAAGGCACCCCGAAGGATGCCCTGTTAATAGCTTATATGTAACTCACCCATCTGCCGCACTTGATGGGATTGTTTTTAGGTGCAAAAACCAAAAAAGATACTCACATTGGTATTATCTACATCAATGCTTTGATTAAATCTGGCTGGAGCCGCCGCCGTGCTTTTGCCGTGTGTTGCATCTGCTTCATGTAGGATTATTGAGCGGCCTCCGTCATCGCCAACAGTCCGTGTCCAATAATAATCAGAAGGCCTATAACTGCCGTTTGTAATCCATTCATCAACGCCAAGATTCTCATACTTATCCTTGCCATATACTTCTGCTCTTGATGGAACAAATACTTTGTCATATGTCAATTCATTAGGCACTACAACAAACTTTTTTTCAACAGATTCGTCAGAAGCATAAGATTTTGAATACTTATTGACAGATTTGATATTGTTTCTGACCACAGGATCAATGCCATTCAGGAAATCGCCATTCAGCCATTTTCTTAGTTGACATTCTTTCCAACCGCCAAGCGCACCAGTGCCGACAACATACCTTGTGGGTTTCACCATTACTCTATTCGTAATATTATATGTTATGGTTGCCCCGTTCGCTACGTTCGCCCAATTTAATTCTACGGTTTGTTCATAACCCGAATAAGTACTATACTGCTCGATCTGTATATTAAAAGCAGTGCCATTGCTACAAGGATACTCCAGATACTGCATCGTGCGCGTAGTTTTGCCAGAGAAGGCTGTTTCGCCATTTACTATAATGGTCAAATTAACATAATCATATAAACTACCACCCTTATAACCAATCCTGAATGTGCCATTACCTTTACACGTTACTGTAGCAGTTGCAATTCCAGGATATGTGCTGTTGAGTGTGTTCATTGTATTCGATGTGAACGAATAATAGTTTTCAGCTTGTGCGCAAACCCAATTCGGAACCGTCTCATCTTCTGTTTCGTACTCTATCGGAGGATTTAACGGCATATGGTTCCATATCGCCTGTGCGCTTTCCCAAGAAATCAGCACTTTTTTGCCAGATCCGGCATATGTATCTATCTTAAATCCCTTGATCCGCATTCGGAAATTCCCAATGGCAGTTGACAATGTTTTATAATTTCCGGGCTTATACTTCTGTAAAGCAGTTTTATCATTGACTGCCTCCATGATTTCTTCCCAACTATCTGCAATTTCTACCTCTTCATAAAACTGTGCCATCGCACGTTCTGTAGATTCAATGTATCTTCCAGAAGGAATCCAACCAATAAAAACACATCCGTCCCTTGTTGGAGAATCACCAGAATAAGAAGCAGAACCATGATAAGCCAGATCATTTACGGTCTTTAATAAAGTAGCATCATTATAATAAAAAACAGCGTACTTTCTGTCTTGAGTAGTATACGCCGCATAAATGTTTCTGTTGCTTGTAATGTTGGTAAGTGCACTCGAATCAGCCGCATTCGACCTTTCATTACGCGACCAACCCACGAATGTATACATTTTTGTTTCCGTAGGTTCTCTGTCTGGATCCTCATCTGGCGCAGTAGCATCATATCCATATTTCACCCATTCTCTCTTAATAAGATTCGGCTGTTCGTAATTATAGAATGATACTTGAAACTGTGTTGTGCTACCAATGTTGTTTGCAAATTGCTCCAAGGCATTTACTCTGGACTCAAGCAGCTTTACCCAGTTGTTCATATCAATGCCACAAAATATCAGTTTATGGCATATCAGTTTCCACGCTTCCGAAATTTCTACCGCATCGCTTTGATTTGAAACCTTGCCAAATGCAACGCCCTTACCATTCCACAGCCAGTCCATAACGGTATAAGCCGTGCTAAGCGTCATGTTTCTTGTGGTTTCATCAATATCATCACTTACGGTAAGCGATATGGCATATGAGTATTCTGTGTTTGCCTCGATGACAAGACTTCCATTTTGCGTGTAAGAATCTAATGGGTCATATGTTGTCGTGCCGCCCGGATGACTTATAACAAGTTTTTTGCTATTCTGGTTATTGATTGAAGTGATGGCAACTGCCCAATCAATTCTACAGTAAGCACCTTGGTCATTAGATGTGCCGTCTTCATCACATCTATGAATTGATGCTACTGGGAGTGACGGCAAGAAGTAACTAATCGTTGGCACTTGAATCGTCTCATTTAATAA